CCAATGGATGAAACATTGAAACATAAGGTCTTACATTTTGTTGTAATTCTTCTGCACGTGTCATTGCATTGGTATTCATTTTGTCTACCACAACCCAACAATGTCCATACACTTGACTCCATGTAGAAACATCCATTAAAAATTGTTTGTAAGATCTGCCGTCTAAATCTGCATCATCTAAAAATGCTGGCACAGACTGATTTAATTCTAAATTGCCCAATGTTCTTAAAGCATCTTTTTTGAATAAAAATGAATTGTAAATGTTGGCAACACTTTTTACGTGATTGTCTAAACCAACCTGTCTTAATCTTTTTTCGTAATCATCTCTTGATTCGTAGTAATAAGGTTCTAAGTATTTTCCATGGAAATATTCAAATCCACCATTGTATGAATCTTGTAAAAATTGCCATCTGTTCATGTACGATTTGTATGCTTCGTGTGCCTCAACTATGTACGTGGCATAGTTTTTTGTATCACCTTTAATTAATCTATCTCTTATTACGGCCATTATTTAACACTCCCTGAAAAACCCCATCTTAAAGGTTGTTTTGCTGTTGTTTCTTTTTTAACTGGATACAAATAATCTATCAAGTAACCCACTGCATCCGCCATGTGTATGTCGTCAGTTTGATCAATCACAGTTGTGTTTGGTTTGTACATCAGTCTTTCTATACTTCTAATTATTTGTTTGCATTTTGGATCTATAAACATTGTAATTAAACCGTTTGTGTTCTTTAACTTGCTATTTACAGCATTTACTCTGTCCCTGATAGGAGGATTGGATAATTTGTAATTTACTTTAAATCCTGCGTTTTGTAAAATAGAAATATCTGTTCTACCACCTGCAGAAGTTTTTCTCTGTCTGCCTGCGGCATCTGGATATATTGTGATGTTTGAATTTGGATATCTGTTTTTTAATTCTGTGACCACATCGTCTGTGTTTGATCCTGACATGTTGATTTCATCAATAAAATACACCACACCTCTTTCAATCACACTGATTGCCACACTCATTGGATCATAGTTAAAGTCCATGCCACAGTGTATTTCTTTTGTGTCAAAATTAGTAACTGGTTGTACGTGTTTGTCTCTGTCAAATGAAAAATGCACAGTGCCACTGTACGTATTGAAAGTTGCCAAATATTCTTGTTGAAATGTTCTTGAATCTAAATCTCTTTTTGCTTCTTCTATTTCTTGTTGATCAACCTGTCCACCTTCCAATGTGGTGTATGTGAATGCTGACCAATCGTTTGTGTCTTTTGCCATGGTGTACATGTCGTGACTGAATGATCCTACACCTCTTGGTGTGCCAATAAACAATGCTTTGCCTTTTCTATCAGACAGTGTGGGTCTTAAAACAGCAGTCCACAGTTCTGGATCTAAATCTTGAAATTCGTCCAGCACAATAAAATCATACCCACTACCTCTTAATGCTTCTCTGTTTTCAGCACCTTTAAGAAATATTTTAGATCCTGATTTTAATCTAATGGTTAGTTCTGCTTCGTTGGTTTGATCAACCCATTTTAATTCTTTTAATTTTGCTTTTAAACTTTCCCAGGCAATTGATTTTGCCATTCTGTAACTTGGTGCACAGTATAACACTTGTTGATCCTGTTTAGCGGCATGTTTTGCCAACTCTCTTAGGGCCACATATGTTTTGCCAAATCTTCGTCCGCACACTGCTGTTCTAAATCTAGAATTGCTTGTGCAAATTTCTTTCTGTGCTTCGCTCAATGCCATTATTCATCACTCCACGGTAAAGGTGAACTGTTGGATTTGTCTTCTGGTAAGTCTCTTTGTGACAAGTATTGTTTGCCTAAGAAAATTTGCATTCTTGTGTCGCCATTTAATGCTTTGTCCCATTGTGCTCTACGTAAACTTTTCTTGCCAGTTTCCTTACCTTTGGCAATTATGTTTTTGAAATGTTTTTGAATGTGTGTCACAGAACAACCTACCACTTCAGCAATTTCTTCGTGAGTACACTGAATGGTTGCCAATCTATAAACTACATCTTTGTCTATGTTTTTCTTTTTGGTCATTATGCTTGTTTCTCCAACACCTTAATTCTAAAATTTCTTGAATCTTGCAGTGCGTTTGCTGTTGTGATCTTAAATTCAACATTGTAAATTGTGCCGCTTGTGCCCCCTGATATGATTGCTGTTGCCACTGTGTCTGTGTTTGAATTGGAAACCACTGTGATGCCTGAATCCACAGCGATTGAAATACTTGAAATTGTGTCTCCTGATGGAAGATAATTTGAAAAATCTAAAGAATAATCTAATTGTGCATAAGGATCTTTTTCTATGTATGCTCCAACTCTGTCTGTTTTAAATCCTGTAAGTGTGGCCATTATCCTTCTCTCCTATCTATGATACCAGCAAGATCAACAATTTTTGTGTTTGACCCAGGTGTAACTTTAAAAATTCTTGTTTCACTTGGTACTAATCTGCTTCGTGTTTCTTGTTGTAAGATATTTATACGACTCTCTGAGTCTATTTGGAATGTTCTATAAGGTTCTACCGCAAAACCTGCCGCTGTGGATACTGTGATAGTGAATGCAGAAATATTAACTGTGGGTAGAATAACTTTGTCACCTGATCCAGATAACACAGTTGCAGTTTGTACATTGGTAGTGCCACCAAATATATTCACACTGTCTGTGTCAGCAACTGATGTGTTTACTGTGATTACGGCATCTCCAAATGATCCTGTTTCACCTGTGGATGCTGTGGTTGTGATGGTTTCAATGATGTCTGCTGTGGCAGGATTTACTCTGCCTGCTTGTGCTGTGGTTGTTGTGGCAACTGTGATATCTGAACCTGGTTGTGATATCAGTTCTTCATCTGCTGTGACTGACGTGCTGAATGTGATGCTGACAGTTTCTGAAAAACCTGTGATAGCATCTGCTAGAGTAGTTGTGGCAACTGCAATATTGCTGTCGCCCACACGTTGTACTCCTGCATCTGCTGACACAGTGGTTGCAAATGCTGTAATGGTTTCACCTTCTCTTTGTGCTTCTGCTGTGACTGTGAATGTGGCGTTTGCTGATATGTTGACAGCACCTGAAACCAATTGTTTGGTTGCTGTACTGGTTACAGCAGTGCTGGTGGTGATTGGACTGACAGGAGCAAATGAAGATAAAAGTGGTTCTTCAATAATGAATTGATTCCATACTTCTTGTATGGGTTCGTACCATGTGCCCATGTCGTCCCATGAACGATTGTTGGCAATGGTGGTGTTGATGGTTGCTTCTGCTGATTTAACTTTTTCCGCAGAGACAGACACAGAGGTAGTGTTGTTGATGGTTGCTTCTGCTGATTTAACTTTTTCCGCAGAGACAGACACAGAGGTAGTGTTGTTTATGGAAACACTACCTGAGTCAAATGTGATTACTACATAACTGTCATCAACATAACTTTCGTTGACGTAGCGAATATCTGCCATCGTCTAACTCCAGTTGTTTATGCCATTGTGATAGATATAGAATTTACTGCAAATTGTAAAGAATCACCATCGTCTACTGCCTTGGCCGTAGATAATCCGCCAGCAAAATATACGTGTACAATACCTGCAGAATCTTCTGAAGGTGTTGCAGAGTCACATATCGCAATGTGGGTTACTGTTCCAAATGAACCACCTGATGCTGTGAATGTTACAGCAGATCCTGTTGGACCTTGTGATGTTCCACTTGAAGCGGCACCAAATGATATTGCTTGTCTTGAATATCCGTTACCACTCACTTCGTTAGTGATTATTCCTTGTTCTAAATTTTCTAGTGTACCACCTGTACTGTCATCTGCTGTGAATAAAGCAAGATATAGATCTCCCTGCGGCACAAAAGGCGCGGCATCGTATCTTAGCACGTGGTCTAGTAATTTGTTTTCTAGATCATTACTTGCACTCATGTTATTTTCTCCTTATAAGGTTATTATTAGTATTTGTGTTTGTTATAACACATCTATTTATTATTGTTGATTGATACCTATCACCATGTTGTCTGATGCTGTGAAAGTTTGACCAGTACCTGCTCTCTTGATCCCAAAGTATATGTAATTGCTTGTGCCACTGAGAGTTATTGTTGCCGCATCCACTGTTTGTGTTGCATTGCTACTGAAAGTTGATATTTCAAATGATGATGGTTTTGCTATTGGTGAACTAGTATTAGATACAAATCCTGCTTGATTACTGGCATTGTCAGGTGATGCTGAATAAGTTTTGTGTTTGAGCACTGTGATTTCATAAGTGTGACCAGATACCAACCCCAGACCATCAAAATTAACAGTATCAGTGGTGCCAATAGTTATGCTGTTGGGATCTGATATCACTGTGAAAGTGCCTGTGGTTTGATTGGAATATTCAAATTGATTACTTCCGCCTGCGGCGCCTTGACTGTAGGTTCCTGTGAGATGCACTAGTACATCAAACTGACTTGCCGCTACTGCTAATAAAGGTGCTGTGAATGGCATTATGACATATCCAACATGGCATTACCGTAAAGGTTAGTGCCGTCAGATACGAAACATAAAACATCAACATCATTTGCACCTGTTGAAAGAACTGGTGCTGAACCACTTGGAAATTTATATTTTGAATCATATGCCAACGTTCTATTGCCTGTACCATCTTGTTTTACAATCAAAACGTATGTTGCTCCTGCTTCAATGTTGGTTGGATTTGCAAGTGTAGAACTTGCCGCCAATGTCAATTGTGCCACTTGGTTACCACTTAAATCCCATGCAATACCACCTGAACTGTCGTCAGTGGCATTCAATGTAGTCATGTTGAAATATTGTTGTTTGGAGTATTCACCTTTTGTAGTGTAAGGTCCAGTGGCGTCGTAAAAATCTATAATGGTGTTGACGTTGTCTATGTTCTGTTTAATGTCTGCTCTAGCAGAAGAAACGGAATCTGTGCCTGCGTCTACGTTTGTGGTTGATGCTTTTGTTCCTGATGGCCATGCCATAATGTTTCTCCTTTTT